CATCGTTTCTCCTTATCTCTCAATATGGTACTATTATACGATAGATGGAAGGCAATGTACAATTTATTTTCTCCAATGAAATCAACAGCTTAGACGCTATGAGTACCTAAGCTGTTGATTTATAAAGAGAAAATAAATTGTAATAAATTGTATCAAAAATGATACATTGTATCTTTTATGATACACTATGGCTTGATTTTACTAAAATTGTGCTCTTTAATGAATTCGATCTTACTTCTGAACTTACCTTCTAGCAAATCCCCTTTATGAGATATCACAAACACATTGCTATTATCATCGAGAGTATGTAGGATTTTCATTAGATTGTCAATACCATCATGATCTAATGATGAATCAAATGTTTCGTCAAGCACTAAAAGATTCGTAGATGTTGAATTTTTCATCTTAGCGATTTGTCGCCAAGTAAACAATAACGCTAAATCAATTCTCTGCTTTTCGCCTTC